TCCTGTTGGCGTCTGCTGCATAAGGCACGCTGGAAAGCGTCGCCATTGCGGTAGCGGTCAGCTCATAAGGATCATAGACTGGCATCAGAGCACTCCATCTTTCTCAAGCGATGCCCGCTGCGCCTTATAAACCTTTGTTCTGCCTTTATTTACCGCTGGGCGAAAATAAGGCTGTGCTTTATTACTTGATGATCCAAATTCTTGCACCAGCCCATAGAGATCGGTTCGCTTATCAGCATTGAGTACGCCTGCTTCAACTGAAACAAAGTTCCCATCATGCTTTGGCTCTGTGCGCTTGATATGATTCGCTAGATCGTTTTCATCTCTCGGCACTTTATCCAGCATGATTTCTACGATCACATCTGCACCAGCGACAACGGCATTTTCGGCGGCTTGATCTACGTCCTTGCCAGCCAATGCGATCTTGTCGAGATACTCATCAAAACCAGTCAGTTTGAAAAATCCTTTAGCCATTGGTCAGTACCTTCAGCTTGATCTCCATATACTCGCCACGCTCCCCGACGTTATCAGGCGTGCCGATAATCTCGAAGCGGGTACTGCCCTTCAGCACCGTGCAGGTCGCATCCACATCGCTGCGATAGCGTGCCCAGATCGTGGCAGGCTGCTTCGCCTGGATCGCTTCGGCTTCGTAAACTTCTGAGCCGTGGGCGTTCTTCCACTTGACCCGCACATCCGCTTTGATCGTGGTGTAGGATGTGCGGCTGCTAAAACCACCCATATTCTGCGTGAGAACAGGTCGCTCAAAGGTAATCTTTGTGCGCAATTCGCCGGGGTTGGTTGGGATGCCTGTTCTTAGTAACATATTTTTATTATGATTTTGCGAGCCGGTGCTTTTCGGCGTACCCAAAGGGCACTTTAGCAATCTCACCTTATTCAGGAGACTGCTTCGCAAAAGCGACTCGCAGATTCGTGTTTCAATCCCTCCCAGGCGAGCAACGTGGTGGAAGGCACGCCACTCGCCCTTTTCAGGAGGGCGTTCCAACTGGCAGGGGAAGGCTGCCAGAATTGGACTACTTAGGAAGTGTGTTGCACTTTACTATCAAGGAAAAAAGATAAGTTTTACAAGACCAGCGGCTGATAGCATTCCGCCGCCCAAAGATAAGGACACCATCGTTTTGAATTGCGTAGCCGTAGCCGTCAAAGCTCGGATACGCTCTTCGTGATCGCTTTCTTTAGTTTCAAGACGCTCCAGGCGAATATTGACCAATGCACGGTCAGAAATGGCAAGCTGTTTTTTCAGTTCTAAGATGCGTAAATCTTTATTTGCTTCTATCATCCAAGCGCATCTTTTGCCGAGATCAGCGTAACCAGATACCCGTTATCACTCAAATTAGATCCGCTGCTTTGTTTGATAGACCCAGCCGTGCTAATGATGCTCTCAAAACTGGCAGACTGATCACCTGAAACACCGTAGAGACCCACTAAAGAAACAACCTGATCGCCTACCTTTGCACCTGCGATAGTGATATAGGCACTGCTGCTCGCCCCGACGAACTCAGTATCCTGCCATTGGAGCGCAAGGGCTTCAAGCTGGGTAAGCGCAGAAGTGAGACCATGCCACAGCACGTCCACTTTGCCGACCATTGCCGGGTTTTCGTACCAGGAGACAAGCAACATTCTAGCCGCCGCTTTAGCAGCTTTATCTATGGTGGAATCATTTTGCCATTTGCGCCCGCTTGCGTTCTCAATATAGCGATCAACAAGGGGGAGCAGGGCAAGCATGTCGGCATCGTCTACGTCAAGGCGCAGGACGGCGGCAGCTTCGGCGGCGGTCAGAATATCAGTCATTATTTTTTAGAAAGCCCCTGAGCATTTAGCCCAGGGGCTAATCCTATTTCTTGGCTTTCTTTTTGGCGGGTGTTTTCGCCTTCGCTTTTGGAGCAGGAGCAAATTCTTCGCGTTCAATGCGCTCGACATCCACATAGCCTTTATCCAGGTATTCCTGATGCTTGGCTTGCGGGACGCTCATGCGCCCCTTGTGCGGATGCTCCATCAAATAGATATAGATATAGGTAGCCATCGCTACTCCTAGCCTAACAGGATAGCGATATTTTCAGGCTTGACGGCTTTCTTGCCCCAGGCGATCCCCACTTCGTAGACAACCCGGCGTCGTTGACGGTAAAGCGCAACCTGGAAGGCTAAACCGCTGACAGGATCAACGATATTGCGGACTTCTTCGGCTGCATCGCCACCGCTCGGCATCGCAGGCGGGCGGGCAACTAGGTGGATGGCGTTTTGATCAAATGCCATATTGGGGGTATAGGCTGCGCCAACAGCTACCGGGTCATTATTGACCCAGGCCACTTTGCTGCCGGGGGCTGCGATCACAACATCGCCGTCGCCATCACCGGCAAAGCCAGTGGCAACCACATATTTATTGGTATCGCGAGCGGTCTTGGTGTTGGTCAGGATGTCACCAGGCAAAAATGCGCCGGTGCCGGTATCAACATGCACGGTCATACTGCCTGCCGCATAGCCTGCGGTCAGGTCAAGTGCATAGCTTGAAGCATCCCCGATGGTATGCTCGCTGATTTGACCCGATTCACGAATATCGAAACCGGCAACGGGTAGCAGTACACCATTGCGCAAAGGATCGTCGCTACCAGCGCGGTTGACATCGGTGAGTTGGGTAAGAGATCGCAGGGCTGCCCCAGCGGTTGTATTTATAACCATACGCAACATCGAAGTTGGAGCACCGTTATCCTTCAGGATTTTCAGCATCTGGGCGGCTTCGCTAAGGTTAGACCCAAAGGGTGTGGTACCAGCCACTCCATAAGCACGCGAAGCGTAAATATATAGACTTGCTAGATCAGCTTCGATCTCATTGCTAAGGGTGCGCATAGCTTGCTCAAACTGCTGCTGCAAGATCATGGTGAGATTTGCATCTCCAAGCGCAACTTCTTCTTCTGCATCCCACGGGAAAGTGACACTTTTCACCTTGTCGATGGTCATGTCACCATAAGTGACCGTTTCGCCTGAAGGATCAGGCCCAGTCGCCGCAGGTGTAATATTAGCAGATGCGCGGGAAGCAACGACCGGGTAACGAATAACCTGATCTTTGCCAGCACCTTCGACACCAGTATTGCGAAAAACAGACGGGATGAACCCAACCTGCTCACGGCTGATGGTGTTCATCGCCCGATATAAAATCGGGATAAGTCCAGTAAGTGTGTTAGACATTGCTTACTCCTTCTCTTCTGTGACTACACCGTCGCCCTTGACAAAGCTCATTTGAGCCTGTGGATCAAGTGCATCAAACTCGGTGCGGGGCATGGTTTTGTTTACTTCTTCATCCTCTACCACCTCAGCGGTGGGGACGAGATTGGCTGCCACATTCTCGCTGCCTTTGGCGGCGAGTTTGTTATACAGCCCGGTTAGTTGATCGGCTTTCGCAATGGCTTCGTCCAGCTTCGGCTCCAAGGCGAGTGCCTGATCAAGCTCGTCAGCAACGCAATGATCTTCGATTGTCGCAGAGATTTCCTGCACGACCGTGTTTTGCGCGTTGACGGCATCATAAAACGCTTTGAAATTCATAGTTACTCCTTTTTGAGTATCAAACTTACTTTTTGGCGCAGGCACTCTGCCCGCTCTTTCTTTTCAACATCCGCTGGGGAAGGCTCAGGGGCTGCGCTGGAGCAGTTGAGCAATTCTTGCGGGGTATTGATACAGGTATTGAGCGCATTTTGCACGCTCTGGTTTGGCTCTGATTGCTTGCCGCCAATGATAACGGTATCGGCAAAGTTCTTTTCAACAGCTTCTTTTGCTGAGAGCCAGGTTTCAGCTTTGAGCATCGCTTGCAGTTCTTCTTCATCCAAGCCCGTTCTGCTGACATAAGCGGCAAGCGTTCCTTCTTCGGCTTTGAGCAGATGGTCCGCAAGCTCAATGAGCACGTCGGCATCCATCCATCCGATTAAAACGGCGTAGCCTACACGGTGGATCATCATATAAGCGGTGTCCTGGATATTGATCTCATCCGCTGCAAAGGCAACCATGACCGCCGCCGAAGCGCAAAGCCCATCAATGCGAGCCGTGACCTTGCCTTCGTAATCTGTGAGCATGGCACGGATGGCAGAAGCTGCATAAATCTCGCCGCCACCGCTGTTGATCCGCACGGTGATCGGCTTGCCACCGCCAAACTTGGCTAAATCTGCGGCGAATTTCGCAGGGGTTATATCATCTTCGTACCAGGCGAACTCAGATATATAGCCATAAAATTGCAACTCAGCATCTTGCTCATCGGCTTCGTTGCGCGGGACCCAGTTCCAAAAACGGGCGTGGGCTTCTGCTTCGCCCTTGATGACGCGGAGCGGGGTATTTTGGCGAGACCCTGTTGGGGTCGAGTTAGTTTTTGTCATTTTCTGCCTCCTCTTCAATAGCAGCTAACGCCGCTTCAGCTTCTGGCTCTTCATCTTTCTGTTTGAGCTTGTCAATCGGAGCATAGATTTTCATCATATAGAAATCATCGCCTTCTGGTTGATATGGATCAAGGTTATCAATCGCTCTTGCTTCATTCGGAGTGAGTTGTCCAGAGCGTATTCTCACAACATTTGCATCTGCCGCTTCTTTTGCATTCACTAATTCAACGTCCGCATAATTCTTAGTCATATAGAACTTCTCTCCGCCTTCATAGCCATTCTGCTCATCCATTCCACGAGCTTCATTCGGAGTCATTACAGCAGAACGGATTTTGATCTCATTCGTTTCGGCGCGCTTTTTGGCATCCATACGGAGCAGGCTGGAGCGGTTATATTTGAAATAAGACTCATCTTGTGAATTAGTCGGTAGCCAAGAGATGCGAGCAGCTTGCTCGAAAGGAACCAGGTAACTATCAAGCGTGCCGTTCAAATACTCCATATATTTCTGCTCATTAGAACTGTATGCCTCTTTGCCCATATTCAGCATATGCAGCGGCATCCCGAAGAAGTTGGCGATGTCTCTATCGGTGGCTTCGTTTTGCTCGATAAATTGCACATCTGCCATAGATAAGGTGATCGGTTTGAACTCGACGACTTTCTGGTCGAATACAGCCAACCCGCCTTTTAGCGTTTTCTCATATTCGCTTCGGATTTTCTCGCGCCCTTCACCGTCAAGCATCCCAGCCATTTGGATATAAGCGACGGCATTCAGACCACGCTCATAGAGTTCGGAGCTTTGCTCATTGGCTGCCATGCGCCTGCCGAGCGTTTCCCTGGCAAAAGTCACCACGCCGCGCCCGATCTGACCTGTGTCGTCTGGGTTGATCAGCGTGTGCATCACTTCGACTGCGGGGATATAGGCGACTTTTCCGTTTGCAAAGTAGGTCTCATACCAAAGATTGCCGTCGTTGTCGAAGACGGGGCGAGTCGCATCGGCTGGCAAAATGAATTTTTGCGCCGGGCGGATCGGGGGAGACCAGATATAGGAATTGCCGTGATAAAGCAACCATTGCGCCGATTGCTTCTTAAAGCGGAAAGGTGTCCAGCCCCAATTATTTGGGGAGATTTCTAAAAGATAAGGTGTGTTTCGGGTGCGGGCGTTGGTTGGCATGCGCTCGATCTTGCCGTCTTTTTTGACGAATTGCTGAAAGGGCATCGAAGCGATGTCATCGGAGATGATATTGCCTGCTCGATAGGCAGTCGCCACGCTCTTGGCTGTTTCGGTGGTAACGGTTTGTCCCGATTTGGTGCGCGTGGTGCGATAATAGCCGCCGCCCGGACGTGAAACGATCTGGGGCGGATCTGCTGAAACGTATTTATCCTGGAGAGCTTTGGTCAAGATCATCGGCTACGCTCCGAGACTTCGGCGTCTGTTATTTGGCGTTCGGTAGTCTGGACGGGCTGCATCGCTTTGGCATAGACCCACCCACCGGCAATCGCAAGAATGCCACCAACGATCCACGCCGCGGGGATATAGATTAAAGCAACGCCAACAGTGATGCAGATTGCTCCACTGAACAACAGAATATCGTCAAGATACTTTTTCATGCGCTTTCGATCCATCCCCGATGCCCGGCAGATACATAGGCTCCATCTTTGCCAGTAGGCACAAATGATGCAAATTTGACGATGGCAAACGCAGGGACCGCCAAAGGCAATGTGAGTGTTTTTCCGTAGGTATTCGCCCATTCACCATAAGGCAAGAAAATGCGCGATATTAGCTCAAGTTTATGCGCCGTGATCATAAGATTGACGCGAGCCACTTTATCAGCACCGACTACATCGACATAAACATCAGTTATATAATAAATCGAATTTGCAGGAACCATTCTCGACGTATTTCTGTGTTGGGTGTCGCCGACTTCGATTTCTGAGTATATGGTAGTCGATGCACCTTTTTTGTAGATGGTTATCAGACCAGCGGCTTTTGCGCCATGAACATGAATATCTTGAACAAAACGCACGTTCGTTTCAATTAGGTCGACTTCGGTAGTTCCGTCTAACTCCAAAACTTCACTAACCATCACCCCGTCGGCATCGAGATAGTAAATATGCAATTCGTGTGCACCTGTGCCAGAAGGGTTGTCCTGCACACTGGTAGAAACTACAGATAATTGCTCACCTGCGTCGGCGGGGATGGGAACTACAGAAGCCGAACCAGTCCACATATCAACGCCACCTGACACGATAGCAATATCATCACGACTTCCAAAACCACCAAAAGCCTGATGTTCACTGATATGGCCTTCTGCAATATCGTAGGCGTATGGCATGGATGAGACGCGCGGCTTTCCGTCAATTTGTTCAACACCGTAGCTATCGCCATTTTTGTCGAGAAGGGCAACGACTCGCACAAGTGAACTCCAATCTTGATTTTCTTGGATTCCGTCTCTGTCGTTTGTAATTAGGGTAGATGACATATAATTGCTTCCATTCAGTTAGGGAAATTTATTAAATATTTTTTGCAATGGACCCGATGCAACGTAAATGCGCTCTTTCGGATTGAGCTTGTGGACGCCTTCTTCGTACCAGGGGCGCAGGTGGTAATCCAGTGCGTAATGCCATAGCTCAGGAGCGCGCTCGTCAGCGTGGCAGTGTTTTTGCTCTCCCTGATAGCAATCCATCCCCAGAAGGATGACAGGATCGCATCCAAGCCAAAGGGCGAACCAGGCGGCGGTATTGGAGCTATAAAAGCCTGTCCAGACTGGCACATCGAAGAGAATATCAGAGCTTGGCTCAGGTGAAACTTTGATCGCTTTGGTCTTATGCAGGCAATCGACCATCCAAGGGTCGTGTTCCGGGGAGTCGTTATAAACGATGTAATCGTAAGGTAGGCCGATCATATCGGCGTGATAGTTGATCGCGATATGGATTACTTCGACTGTGCTCCCTTCGGTCGCTCCGCTCAGTATCTGCATAACTCTTTCGTAATCTGATGGCAGCGAAGGCCCGCCGCCAAGAACGAGTGCCGGGCGTTTGGCATGGCTGTTTTCTAACGCTGACATTTTCATAGGATAAGTTATCCCTAAAACGCAAAGCACCCGACAGAAAATCTATATAGATTTTCTGTCGGGTGCTCATATCCGAACGGGCGGTCTCACTGTAGAGACCTGCTGAAATGTAGAACTTCTACCCTTATTTTACCTGAAAATCTCTTCTATTTCAAGTGTCACCGCATAACTCTCCCCCCAAATTGACGCTCTTCCATTTGGGGGAATGCCGCTTTAGCGGCAGGGGATCAAACAAATGGCTGCAAAGCATCAAGGACTGCTTTGGTGACTTCATCTCTGCCAGCTTGACGGGCTATTTTTACGAGTTTCTCGCAGTCTTCTGGCACATTCGGCGGCTCTATCGGCGGCTCGATGGGGGGTTGCTCAACGGGGGTCAGCTCGACATAGATATATTCGCCGCGGCTGGTGGCTACCCACTCAGCGGGCATGTTTTCAAAATTCTTTAGCCTTCCCCAAGTATAGCCATCGGCTTCCTGAAACTCCATGATGGATAGATTTGCGCCGACGATGAGTTTATTCCCTGTCTTCTGGCAGTTGATCCCGGCGCACTCACGCGTGACCATGCCTTGCGGCTCGATGACGATGCCTGTGTATTCAGGGGTTTCGCCATAATAGAGCAAAAGATTTGATTCGGCTTCTACCTTGAAGCCGTTGGCTTCTCCACAGGCGGTGGTTTCGACATATTGCTGATTGGGTTCTGTGGGCAAGTTCAATTCAAAATGCAGGTGGGTATCACCGACGCCCGTCTCACCCATCTCGCCGATCTTATCCCCGGCTTTCACGGTCTCACCAGCGAATACGCAAAAGCTATCCAGATGGGCATAGGTGGTGCGCACCTTATCAAGGGCAAAGTATTCACGCTTCACGATGGCTCTATAAACCCTACGGAAGAAGGACAAGGCGGGCATATTCTTCGGCGCATCATG